CGAGCAGGCACGTGAAAAGTATCAGTTGGTTGCCGCTCAACAAAGAAAACTTTTGATTGAACTTTATGACAACCTTTTGAAAAGGGCGGAAAAGTTCAACTGGGATGATTACGTTTCTCGTTTGGGTCTGGATGGCGGTTTGAGCGCTGGAGAAAAAGCCCATATTCGCCTTGTGCGTTCTTTGTTTGAGAATCGTTTAGAGCAACTTCGCAAATCTAGGCAAAAGTTTTTTGTTGGAGTGGGCATTGCCTAATTGGGTGATGCAATTCGACAACTGGATCATTGGACAAATCTGTGCCTGAAATCGAAACTTCAACAGTGTGGCGCACTTCTTTTGTGGATTCCCCACCTTCAGTTGTTGACAGCCCAATTAATAAGAAAAGTTTTAACGCTTGGAAGACTTCCGTCAACTATAAAGCCCTTGCTTTTGTTCACGACAGTCGTCGCGCAACTATGAAGTACGAGATTAAACGTACTCGTGCTGAGTGGGATCCCGATTTGCCGCCGAGCGGAGGATTCCGTTGCCCTGCTGGAACTCGCTATGGCGGGCAGATTACTGACCGGTTTGGTCGCAACTGCGGTTGGGGGATTACTCGTCGCATTGCTAATACTTTGACGGACCTTGGCGAACGTTCTGAAGGAATCCTTGATGAGAGGAGGGGCCGCCGGGTTAATCGTCGCAATCGACGCATGCAGGAACGGATTGCTCGTGGGGAAGTTGTTCCGGGTCGGCGTGGACGTCGCGGGGCTCTTAGTCGCCTTAGAAGGAAGCCTTCGTCTGCAGCCCCTGTAAATCCTGCTGATCGCGTGAATATGCCTGACCGTAAACCGGGGAAGCGGCGGCGTCGTGGCGCTGATCGTGACGATGCGGACCTGCCGGAAGAGGGTCGGGGTTCCGAGAGTCGTCGTCGCCGTCGTCGTCGTCGAGAGGTGGATCTTGATCGCCTTGATCGCATTGCTGACGATTTGGATTACGGGGAGGGGGCGGAGGGTCCCCCCAGTGAGCCTTCCGCAAGGCAGAGAGAGCGTGAGGCTCGGCGTGAGGCTCGGCGTGAGGCTCGGCGTGCTCGTGCAGAGGAGCGTCGTAGGCGGAGGCCGCCTTTAAATTATTGGTTGAGGGATGAAGTCCCTGAAGGGCAGCAGGGTGGTCGAAACCGTCCTCCTTCTGGTGGAAGTGCACCTTCTTCTCGTAGACGTCGTCGTGGCGAGTCGGAACGGGATTGGCTTGACCGTTTGGACGAGATTGCCGATGATCTCGATTTTGGGGAAGGTGCTACTCCCGAATCTGAGGATGTTGTTCCAGATTCGGACGAGACGCCCACCCCGTCTCGCCCACCTCGCCCACCTCGCCCACCTCGCACCCCGGCTCCCGATAAGACTCCAAAGCCGAAGCCCGGTACTCCTAGGCGTCGGCGTGGTCCGTTTGTAAATCTTGATGAACTTGACGAAAATCAGCGTGAGTCGCTTGACAGGGCTCTTGCTGAGGATCGTAATGCTCTTCGAGATGAGTGGGCTAAGCGTTTGGGAAGGGCGGATTTTACCCTTAACGATATCGATGAGTACATTCGTTTAAGAGAAGAGGATGGGAGCAAGTCCGGCGCTTATATCGGTCGTTTGCGTGCGATGCGTAACGATTGGGAGGCCTACAACGCCGATGATGACAGTGATGCTCTGGTCAATCGACTTGGGCCGACGCGTCGTCGTAAGGTTTTGAGTAAGGCGAAGATTGATACGGGTGAAAAGCGTCCGACGAATGGCAGGCGAAAGCCTGAGCCAAAGCCGAAGCCCAAGCCAAAGCCGGAACCTGAGCCTGAACCTGAGCCGGAACCCGAGCCTGAACCCGAGCCGGAACCGGAACCTGAGCCGAAGCCCAAGCCAAAGCCCAAGCCGAAGCCAAAGCCTGAGCCAAAAGCCAGAACCGTGCGCGACGACTGGAAAAAAAATGTCAACCAAGGAATTGCCGCTAAAAATCAGAATGGTCCGGGTGGCGACGCAAAAGAAAGAGTCGTTCACGACGGCAAAAATCTGATTATTACCAAGAGCAAGGATCCGGTAACGGGACAAGACGTTTACGGTTTTTATGCGATCCCAAACAGTTTGGATGATTTGGACAGTGAATCTGGCGGAAAGCCTCAGCCGTTTAAAAATCCGCTATATGTCAAGGTTCCTAAAAATTCTTCTATTGCCGACGTTGCTCGATTGGCCCAAAACTTCGTAAACGACGACGAGGACATAAGGTTCGAATCGGCTAAAGAAATTGACGATTTGGCAAATGATCGCGTTCCCGACAATGACAGCGGTGGGGTTCCAAATGTGCCCGCAACCCCGGAGCCTGAACCGAAGCCGAAGCCGAAGCCGAAGCCAAACCCCGAGCCCGAGCCTGAGCCAAACCCCGAGCCTGAGTCTAGTGAAAAGCCTAAAACCCCGACTAAGCCCGAAGACGTTAATCCAAGGTCAGCGCGCGGTAGAACTTTGAAAAAAATTAAAGAAGACAGAGAATATTATGACGCTTTAGAAAAAACGATAAAAGAAGACGACGGCATTACCGTGCGACGCATCAACCAAATTCTTAAAAAAATTAAGAACGACATGGAGTCGCCAAAGCCCGAAGGTGACGTTCCCCAAGAACAAGTTGATGACGAAGAAATGTCTCGCGAATGGGACAAGTTCCATTTAGAGACGCTTGAGAAGTTTGAGAAATTAGCGGAAGAGCGGCGCTCTCCTCGCAGTCGCCGCTCCCCCGAACCTGACGATTCGTCACGTGGAAGAGACGAAAGAATTGAAGAGCAAATTCAAAATCAGTTAGAAGAAACTGAACCGACCGAAGTTATTGAACCGGCAGAAATTGCCGCTGAAGTGACCGAAGATACCCGCAAGCGTCTTCAGGAAACGCGAAAAGAGTATGAAGATACTTTGAAAGAAATTGAAAAACAAAGTGTTGCGCTGCTTCGGAGAAGGATCAAAAATATTAAGCGAGATTATGTTGATCCCGGATTTGCTGCAGAAAGTAACCCTGATTTGACACCTCAGGAAAGGGCGGACGCTAAAGCACGCGCTGATTTCGGGCGAGAGTTTCTTGAAAGGTTTGAGGAAGCCCTAGAGGATCGTTTGGATAGAGGTTGATCGTCAAGATGTCTTCCAAGACCGATGAAAAGTTTGAGTCACTTATCAGAACTGCTAAAAAAGTAAAGAAGCGGCGGTCTCGTCGTGGAACAGGCAAAAAACCCCCTGCCGGTTATCAAAGACTCATTGAACGTGGGGTAATGGGCATAGAAACGCTGCCCGGGGGAGGGCTGGTGTCTGCCCCAGCGTCCGTTAAGGCTCGTCGTGGGGCGCGTTCCGATCGTTTGGCTGCGACACCGGCCCGTCCGCAGGATAGGGTTTTTGGTTCGAGGCGCAATAGCCGTCAGACGGCTGCTTCCATTGGATCTGCTGCAAAAATTGAAATTAGTGCAGCGACGCTTGAGGCTTTAAAAACAAAATTAAGAGCGCATAATTCGGCTTATGGTGCTGGGAAAAGAACAAGTTTGGGTGCGTTGAAGGCTGTTTATAGGCGTGGTGCTGGTGCTTTTAGTGTGAGTCATAGACCGGGTATGACCCGTGGTCAGTGGGCAATGGGGCGGGTAAACGCTTTTCTTGAAATGTTACGCAAAGGCAAGCCTAAAAATTCGCGTTACGTTAATGACAATGATCTTTTGCCAAGAAATCATCCTTGGAGAAGCAAAGGCAAAGAATTACTTGATTCCGAATTTGAAGCAAAGGGAAATGTTCGGAAGGGTAGGGGTTTTAACAGTAAAGTCGGTGTTCGTAGATTGCGAATTTACACATAAGTGCGCTCGTTGAATGCCGTTTTGAGTTACTGTCAAGTGATGGAAAGTAAAATGAAACTTTCCTGAATAGTTGCATAACTTTTTCTGCTACGTCTTGTAACTTAAACTTAGACAAGCGGTTGGGTGCTCACCTAAACCTCGGGTCACTCAAGCAAACATCCACTCAAAAACACGAGGTAAAAAAAGAAATGTCGTTTGACGAGAGTCGCCTGCGGGAACTTCAGGGTGCCCTGCGCGCGAAGATGGCAGAAAACAAGGAGATCGCTGACTCCTTCCGAATTGAGGATGGCACCGTCATCGTCTCAACGGAGCAGAAGTCAGCGTTCGACTCCAACATGCGTGACATCAAGGAGATCAAGAGCCTGATTGAGGGTCTTGAGAGCCTGCAGGGTGTTGAGGCTTGGGGCAACCAGCCCACCGAGGATTCCATCGCTCAGGCTGTTGCAGCCGGTGCGGCTTCCTACGGCGCTGGCGTCAAGAGCCTTGGCTCTTTGTTCCTTGCGTCACCTGAGTTCAAGGCCCTTAACGCTGGCCGCAACGGCGCCAACATGCCTAGCCCGTTCGTTCTCAACCGAGGCGATCTTGGCAGCCTGTGGGCACAGAAGGACGTCTTCTCGGCCATGCCGACCGGCAACCCCGGTGAGTTCGGTGTGATCGAGCGTGATCCGATTGTTGTCCCCCCGATGCGGACCCGCCGAGTGCGTGACCTCTTCCCGACCCGTACCACGACCGCCGCGGTGGTTGAGTACTTCCAGATGAGCGGGTTCACCACCCCCGGCACGTCGGCTGTCAACGCCGCCTCGTCGGTGGCGGAGCGCTCGGGCGGCGCCTTCGGCCTCAAGCCGCAGTCGTCGTTCCAGTTCATCGGCCAGCAGGCTCCGGTCCGGACCCTCGCTCACTGGGAAGCCGCTCACCGGAACGTTCTCGCTGACGAGCCGCAGTTGCGGTCGATCATCGACAACGAACTCCTGTACGGGCTTCGCCTTCAGGAAGACGCCCAGATCCTTCAGGGTGACGGGCTTGGCGAGAACCTTCTCGGCATCCTGAACACCCCGGGCATCCAGCCGTACTCGTGGAGCGACGGCGCCACGGACCCGGTTCCGGACACCAAGGCGGATGCAATCCGTCGTGCGGCCACGCTGGCGTTCCTCGCCTACTACGAGCCGACCGGTGTCGTTCTTCACCCGAACGACTGGGAAGACATCGAACTGACCAAGAACACGCAGGGCACCTACCTTATGGCAGTGTCGATGCAGGTTGGTTCGGAGGCCCGGATCTGGCGTATGCCGGTTGTGGACACCCCCGCCATTGACGAGGGTACCGCTCTGGTTGGTGCTTTCGGCACCGGCGCCCAGATCTACGATCGGGAGCAGGCCAGCATCCGCATCAGCGAGCAGCACGCAGACTTCTTCGTCCGCAACGCTATCGTGATCCTTGCGGAGCAGCGTCTTGCCCTTGCGGTGAAGCGTCCGGAGTCGTTCGTCAAGATTGACTTCGACGCCGAGCCTTCCTGATTCCAGTAGAAATCAGTAGTACGGGAGACCCCCTCGCTTCGGCGGGGGGGTTTTTCGTATGAAAGGTTTTCAATGCCTGTCGGCCATCACTACGCACTTGTTTTAGAATTGCGCCCCATGGACTCTATGTATACGTGTGTGCCATGCGAGTGTTATTGGGTTAACGAACCAACATGTTTTGTTTGTGGTGTTTCCGGGACACTAGTTGTTGGAAAATCAGATGCTGCTGGGTTTAAGGAGCATCGACGCTTCAATCAAGAAGTTTTGAACCTCAATGGCACTGATGGACGGGTCGTCAGCCCAAGTATCCGGTTCAGGTCGCAAGGCATCTAAAACATCTATTGCTGCAAAAAACACTGCTTCGTTTGCCGCAGGGATCTCAATATCAAGAATACTGACAGAGGACAGAAGGTTTTGAGGTTTTGCTCCTGCTGCGATGGCCAGTGCGGCAATAAGGTCTACTGCACCGTTGTGGGGGTCGACTCGAAGACCTTTTGCCAATCCACGCTGCTTTATGATGTTTGCAGTTTTTTCTAAAAGTTTGGGGACGCCAAGTTTGCGGCACTCACTGAAACTCATCGTTTTCAATTTCGGCAAGTATTTCTTTTACTAAATCAGGGTTTTCCGCAATCATTGTTTTTGCTTGACGCTCAAAGCATGCAGCGCAACGAGGTGGCTGCACTGGTGCGGTTGGATCAATAATGTCATAAACAACTTTTTCGGAATGGCAGTGGAAACAGTATCCATGATCAACTTTTTCTACCCAGCCCAAAGCGCAAGCCTGATCTAGGGCTACTTCAATTTCTTGCGGACCGATTTCGTTGCTAAAAAAATTCATTTGTTACCTTAACTCCTTTTTAAAGACCGACGCAAATACTTTCAATTTTCAGTCATCGCTGAAATTTGTGAACCTGACAGCAAACTGCCATGGCGCCGTTTGAACTGTTGGCCAAACAAGTTTCTTAACAATTTCGTCTTTCCAGCCGTTCTTGTAGTGGGGCATCTTTTCCGAAAGAATTTCAACGTTTTCAAAGCCCAAAGTTTCAAGGATGGAAACCACACGTTGCTCATGGCAGTTCCAATGATGAGTTGCCCCATCCCACCATTCGTGGCCACGTCCGGGCTGAAGATTGATGTCTTGATGCTCCATCACAGATTCAACCATCCACCAAGGCTCATTTCCTTGACTCCACCGTTGAATGGTTTTGTAAACGTCTGGGCCGATCACCATCATTGGGGCAGACGGCTTTGCTATGCGTGACATGTCGTTTAGGAAGTTGGGAACTTCGAACCAATCGATGTGTTCCAAAACGTGACCCATGAAAATTGCGTCAAAAGTATTGTCGTCGAATGGGTACGGTGCCCCGGGCTCAACCCTGAAGTCGGGCTTAGTTGTGTCGCTTTCCCAAACATCCGTATTGACCCATCCTTTCGCATAGTGAGTGCCACATCCAGCATTTAGAAGCATCACGACTAAACCGTCCTATCATTTTGTTGGAGGGAGCGACTCGTATCCTCAACGGGGAAGTACCAGCCGTCTTTGTGCTGAATCGCCGGAGGCATATCTTGACGATGATTAATGCCAGAGTAGTGGGCAATCAGTGAGCGACGCTCCATTCCCGGAACATTCGGAACCGATCCACGGTGAAGAATTCTTCCGTGCCAAAGAA